GAGATAGGGAGGAAAGAAGGGAGATGGATACGAGAGTATTTACGTCAGCGTTGTGATGAAGAAAAAATATTTATTTCTGGATTGGAAATTAAAGAGAGTCCTAGAACCAGTAAATCCTCACGATTAGAAACGATGCAACCTTACTTTGCTCAAAAGAAAGTGTATATGTTAAAAACAATGGAAGAGTTAAAAGATGAATTATTGTTGTACCCTAGAGGAAAACATGATGATTTGCTGGATGGATTATTTTATGCAACTAAAAAATGTTATGCACCTGTACATAAAGAAACACGTGCTGTAAAACAACCAACCTATCAAGAGTATGTTGAGGATGATATAAGTTGGAAGATTGCATAATATGGAACTTTCTGTTAAAGTAAACGTTTAAGGTACTAAAACCCTTTCTGCATGCATAAAAATATCGTTAAGACCGATGAGGTACAATTAACACAGGATTTACTGTCTGAATACAGCTCTGCCAGACAAGAGTGGGCAAAGCAGGCCGTAGAAGATAATGAGTTTCGTAACGGCAAACAATGGACAGATGATCAAATACGTGCCTTACGACAACGAGCACAAGAGCCGTTAGTTGTAAATGTAGTATATTCTGCAGTAGAGCAAGCCAAAGCTATGCTAACTGCTAACTCTCCTAAATTCCAATCGACTGCTAGAGAAACTAGCGATGCAAAGGTCGGTAGAATGTTTTCAGATATTATGGCCTACATATGGGATAATTCTAATGGGAATGTAGAACTGAAACAAGCGATAGACGATTATTATGTAAAAGGAATGGGAGTAATGATGGCACACATCGACCCAGATGCTGATTTTGGATCTGGAGAGGTCAAGCTTACATCTATAGACCCATTAGAACTTTTCATAGATCCTGCATCTAAAGATCCATTTTGCAGAGATGCTGCACATTTAATTATTGGAAAGCTGGTAACGGAAGCTCATCTTATTGAGTATTACCCTGAATTTGCTGATCAGATAAAAGAAGCAGCAGAAACCAGTCATATTAATATAGAAAGCGATTCACGTTTTGGATTACGAAGTGAAGATGTAACCATGAAACGAAGAATGACAGGTACATCCATTACAGGAGAAAGAGAACTAGAATTATTTGAACGATATACAAAAGTAAAAGATCCATATTTTAAAATATATGATCCTTTTAGTAATGAGCAAAAAGTATTAAATCAGGCAGAGTATGAAGAGTATGGCCAAGAACCTGCTATTGTACATACGACTCCTGAAAACCAATCTGTATTTACAGACAAAAGAAATATTAGTCAGTATATGCAGATTATTGAGCAGGTAGGTACAACGTATCATTTGATGCTAGACCCTATGACAGGGCAACCAACTCCAATGGCAGGTGAAGAACACGAAGGAGCTATTCCAAATAGCACAGCTACGATTGACGTAATTACCAAAAAGAATTTAATTGACGATGGTCAAATTTTAGTCAATGAAATAGAATTAACACAAATCCAACAAATTGTAAGTGTTGGAGATGTAGAATTGTTTACTGTGGTGTTGCCTATTGAGGAGTATCCGATTGTGCCTTTTATGAATGGATTTAATCGCAATCCATATCCGTTAAGTGACGTAAGGCTCGTAAAGGGATTACAGGAGTACATAAATAAAATACGTTCCCTGATTGTAGCACATGCATCGAGTTCTACGAATGTAAAACTCTTAATTCCTCGTGGTAGTATGGACAAAGCTCATTTGGAAGCAGAATGGGGAAAAGCAGGTACAGCCGTTATTGAGTTTGATCCTGAATTAGGACAACCAATTGTAGCTGGCCCTGTACCCTTACCAAATGAATTATATAAAAACGAAGCAGATGCCAAAGCAGATATTGAAAGAATCCTTGGTATTTATGCTTTGATGCAGGGAGATATAGGATCAGCACCACAAACATTTAAAGGCACAGTTGCTCTAGATGAATTTGGACAAAGACGAATTAAATCCAAACGAGATGATGTAGAAGAGTGCATTAACCAATTAGCAAAGGTGGTAGTTGGATTGGTGCAATATGTATATACCGATCAAAAAGTATTAAGACTGATGCAACCCAACAATAGACCTTTAGAAATGGAGATCAATAGTCCTATCTATGATGACGTAGGAAACCTAATGGGCAAAGTAAACGATATAACGGTCGGAAAATACGATGTTATTGTTTTATCAGGGTCTACGTTGCCTTCCAATAGATTCGCTCGATTTGAGTACTATATGCAGCTTTATCAGGCAGGTCTAATAGATCAGTTGGAAGTATTAAAGCAGACCGATGTAGCAGATATGGAAGGCGTTTTAGAACGAGCAGGTCAAATGCAAAAAATGCAAAGTCAAATCCAGGCCCAAACAGATGAGATTAAAAAGCTTAAAGGGGACTTACAGACGGCACAGAGAGAATCGTTACATGATCGTAAACGTGTCGAAGTTAAAGAATTTGAAAAGAAACTGGCTAAAGCAGAAGCTAAAGTGGAAATGGCATCCCAGTTATACAAGAACCGTTTATCCGATGAGTTAAAGATGGCTAAACAGGATATACAGGAGTTTAACCAGCCAAATCCTACCAGAGAAATGAATGAAGAAATGTTAATGCTAGATGAATAAAAGAATTGAAGAAAGCGGTTGCTGGAAATAACCAAATCGCAAAGGAAAAGAAATGGAGAATATCGTAGAAGTAAGTAATGCTGATCAGGCACAAAAAGAGGATGCAATGCTCAATGTAGAGCAACCTGCAATACCTAATGGGGAAGTACCAGTTAATACTGGTGTGGCTGATACAATTACGCAAGAAACACAAGAAACTTCCCCTAGAGACGACTCAACTCGTTTTGAATATTGGCAATCACAAGCTGACAAAGCCAAGGGAGAGCTTAATGCTTTACGTCAGGAATTGGAGTACTATAGATCTAATCCCAATCCTGCTGAACAAAGCTCTGTCTCCAATGGACAACCTCAAGCATACCCTCAACAAGGATTGCAAGAGCCTTCATTGAAGGAGCCAACAGCACCTGAAAGACCACATTCGTACAATGAGGTCGATGCATACAATGATCCACAAAGTGAATCGTTTAAGTATCGAGTAGCAAAAGAGTCATACAGAGATAAGTACATGGACTTTTTAACAAAAAAAGATCAAGCTCGTGAACAGGAAATGCAAGCACAGTACCAAGCTCAAATGCAACAGCAACAAACCCAAATGGTACAACAGCAGGCTATGAGTCATGCTGTAAACAATTTTGGTTGGGAGCAGAATAAAGCAATGGAGTTTGTACGGTGGTCGCAGAATCCTGAAAACTTAACTCTTGATAACTTGGCTAAGTTGTTTGAATTAAGAACGAACCCGAACCCAGTAGTAAAACAGCGTACTGAAGAGATGCAAAATCAAGCAAATAGGTTAAGCGTACCCAAAACTGCAGTAGTGCAGACTGGTCAAGCAGAACAACCTAGAACAGATGAGCAATCTTTTAGTGATGCTTTGCTAGGTAGGGTGTAGTTATAAAGTAAACTAGAATATCTATCTGTTGGCTACAGGTAGATAATTAATAACGTAGGAGTTACAAATGGCAGCTACAGAAAAGCTACTAAAAGCTTCTGGTGTACTTTATACGGATAGACGGAATTTTTATGTCGATCCGCAGGTCACTAAGGAGCTATGGACAGACGTTGCCCCTTTTACTACCATGATTAGTAATCAGGAAATGCGAAATGTCCCAGACCCAGTTTTTAAGATGTTTGAACATCGTAATCCTTGGGTAAAACAAGAGTTTCAGAATGCTGGTGAAACCGCTACTTTGGCAGCAAATGGAACGGAAAGTGCAGCACTTAATATTGATAACATACAAGGTTTAGCAAGTTCTGTGGATAGCAGTTACTTAGGCCTTGTAGTTGAAATATGGAACGCTGCAAAGGACAGTAAAAAAGCAACAGCAGTTATTTCTTCTGCAGTCGATGCTGATGAAATTAAAGTAAAAATTATTAGCACATCT